CGTGATTCCTCCCAAGCGCACGGTGTCCAAGGTGCCCGACCCCGCCGACGGGAAACTGGTGTACCACACGGATACGGGGTGCGTCCATGTGGAGGCCACGGAAGTTCCATGCACTTCGGAGACAGACTCCTTCAATCTTTTGGCATCGCTTAAGAAGTAATGGTGCTGAACATCACGGAATCGATTGACCGTGCTCGGCCGTTCTTTTCGTTCATCATCGGGTTAGGATTGGCGGCACTCCTGTTCCACCGTGACTTCACGACCCAGCACACCTTGGCGTTGCCGTTGGAGGACATCCGAACAAGGACGAATCGGGTCAATGGAAAGTGCTATCGCTACCGCGTGGAAGATGCGACATGCGAAAAGATGCCTTGAGTATAAACAATGGACAGCGACTCCACCTCCTTGGATGCCTTGCTTCCCTCTCCGCAGGGCAACCAGTCGGCCCCGCCTCTGATTCCGATGCCGTCGACGGAGCATACCACGCAGGGTTCGATGATTCCGTCCTTCAAGCCGACTCTGCCTGCCATGGGATTCATGTTCCGTAACTTGAAGTTGTACTTTTGCTTCTTTGTCGCGGCTGCGATCATCTCCCTGTCGACGCCTCGCAACATGCTCCTGCAGTACCTTCCGTCCATGTACACCAGCGGCGGCGTGGTGTCGTTTCAGGGCGCGGGTGTTCTGGGCGCCGCGGCGGTGGTGATTGCCCACTTGCTCTCCGTGTTTCTCGGTAGTTTGGGTATTTAAGACACATGACCCTTCATAAGGAATGGACACCCCTGCGTGGGTGTATCCCAACATTTGCTTGGGTGCGGGTGCGTCGCTGACCCCGTTTTTCGTGAATACGCATCGGGTGACACACGTCATCAATTGCGCCTTCTCTGAGGATTCACCTGGCTGGTTCCGCCAGCGATATCCTAGCCGTTACGCCCAACTGGACGCCCACGACTCCACGCAGGCCAAGATTCTGGATTGGTATCCTCGATTCGAGGAGGCCCTGCGGTCGTTCCTGCGGGCGCCCAACGCTGTCGTGTTTGTCCACTGCCAAGCGGGCATCAACCGTTCAGCGTTCTTGCTGCTGTACTACATGTGTAAGAACTTCGGACTGGACTTTCCCGTGCTCTTGTCCGCGGTTCGCAAGCAGAGGCCTCAGATTTGCTCCAACCCTGCCTTTATGAAGGAAGTCATGGAGGCCTTGGACAATAAGGCATCTACATAGACAACCACAAGTTCAGTATGGATGTATTCAAGGTGAGGCGGATACGGGAAACGGGATCGGCGTCCATCGGGACGCTCGATTCGGTTCACCAGGATATTGTCCAGGGATTGAGGGAAACCCAGTCCAAGGCCGATGCAGATGCGGAGTTGACGCAATTGAAGGAACGGGTGCATGCAGTGCGCGGATCCAACGAGATTGGAGATGTGATTCAGTGCTCGCAGTGGGAGGCGCGCGTGAAGGAGTTGGAGCAGGAGGCCGTGCAGTCGGATCCCGTTCAGGAGTACTATCTGAAGAACATGGATATCCTCATGGGCTACTACAATCGTGAATCAGGGGGCACCTCGGCCACGACGGTTGCGCCCAAGGATGCCAACACCTTCCTGAAGTACTTTGCTACGGCTGCATCCACGGACACGGGGATCACGCGCAAGCAGATGTTCGATGAGTATGTCGCCCGCATGAAGTTGGGTGCGGTTCCCGAAGCCACGCAGCAGCAGACAGAACACTGTGCGCAGTGTAACGTGGCCCGCGAGGAGATTTCCTCCGAGGGCATTCTGGTCTGTCCCAAGTGCGGATCCGAGGAATACTCGTTGGTGGTGTCGGATTTCCAGTCGTTCCGTGACCCGCCCAAGGAGCGGAACAATTACGCGTACAAGAAGATTAACCACTTGAACGAGATCCTGAACCAGTTTCAGGCCAAGGAGTCCACCATGATTCCCGAGGAGGTGATGAACGAGGTGGTGCTGGAGATCCGCAAGCGTCGCATCGACAATATTGCCGATCTGACGGAGAAGGAGATTCGCGAGATTCTGAAGAAGTTGGGACGTTCCAAGTATTACGAGCACGCGGCCCACATTCTGTCGCGGTTGAACGGCAATCCACCGCCCACCATCACGCCAGAGATTGAGGAGAAGATCCGCGCAATGTTTCAGGAGATTCAGGCGCCGTTTCTGCTCTACTGCCCCAACGACCGCACGAACTTCCTGTCGTACTCCTACATCCTGTATAAATTTATGGAACTCCTCGACATGGACGAATATCTACCCTATTTCCCGCTCTTGAAGTCGCGAGACAGGTTAATCGCTCACGACCAAATCTGGTCCAAGATCTGCGAGTATTTGCATTGGCAGTTCATCAGATCTGTTTAGGTCACAAATCGCAGAATCTCTGACGCGCGTTGCCTCTTCGATCGTAGTATGCCAGCCGTAATGACGCATCTGCTTATTTACTCTGAATTTGACCTCATAGATACTCCGAAGTTTTACCCAGTAGATTCCATATTGTTGACGATCATGTCTATGCGTGTTTAGCATGTTTTCGCGCTTTGTTGACCACTGTAAGTTTTCAACCCGATTATCGGTTCTGTCTCTATTTATATGATCAACCTCTGGTTTCTGGTCGGGATTTGGAGTAAACGCTTCCGCTACAAGTCTATGAACCTTTGTAAGGATCTGACTCCCATTCTTACAAAGGTTTACCGCGAGATACCCTCCTCCATCTGCGCCAGGTCGTAATATCTTGCGTGGACCTTGTATACGTCCCATAGTTGAGACTCTATACAGTCCTTCATATCCCGCCACATCTTTCCACTCTTCCATGAAAGAACAGTCTACTCTTCTTATGTTATTCGTTTTCATTGAAATGTTTCGAAGCATGTAATAAATGGACTTTGTCCTCTCCAGTTATGACACACAGAGTGCAGGGGCAAGTGGAGCAGACATCATAGGTGTCTATTCCAGTTTGGATGAAGCCAGAACGAAGATTGAGACACTTGGTAGACTCGACTATGCCAAGAGCGATAGTGGACTGGGAAATATTGAAGGAGACAATGGCGAGGGCGACGAGGAAGGCAGGATTCACTACCACGTGAAGGCCGTTCAACATGGTGGCCGCCGTCGCGCGCGGAAAACTCGTCGTAGCCGTAAGTAATGAAGACAGTCGGATATATCTTTCTCGCGTTGTTGTTGGCGGTTCTCCTGTATGTCAGCGTCGAGCGTTTCACGGTCACGGTGACGGGTGCAGATGCTGCGACTCCGCCCATGATGATGGGAGGCCCGATGTCTATGCAGGGGCCCATGGGAGGCCCAATGCCCACGTCGGCCATGTCAACGACCTCACCCTTTGCAGCCCCTGTGGATCTCATGTCGAAGCCCCCTGAATCTCTCGCGCCGCCCCTGCCCCCGTCGCTTCAACCGATACCGCCAGCCCCGCCGACCGCGGTGGCACCTCCAGAGGCTACATCTCGTCTCGATGAACTAACGCGACAAGAAAGCGCGGCACGGGACGAATATAACGCAGCGCAAGGTGCTATGCAGAGTGCAAGAGTGGCTTACAACAATAGTCAGGACGATGGCGAGAAGAATGCGGCCAACCTCGCGTGGATCGCCTCAAACAACCGCTTTGGAGAGGCAGAGAAGAACCTGGATCGGATCCAAAATGAACTTGCGGCCTTGAGGCGCTGAGGTTACCGCAATAACGAAAACACCTTGGGATCGGATGTGATCTCGTCGTTTCCTGGGTGGGAGTAATTGAGCATATCACCTGCGTCCCAGAACGAGTCGTGGCCAATGTGGTTGGCCTTGCAGAACTCGTCAAAGAAGGACTCGGAGTTGAATGCGTACAACCCACCCGAATCCCACGTTCCGTAGGTGAACACCATTGGACCGAGCAAGGCGAACACGTCGCGCGGTGCAACCCAGAACTGCTCATGACCGAAGGTAATGGCTCGGTTCGGTTGGAGACTGAAGGGAACGCGGGGGGAGAACTGAGGCAATGAAAAGTCCAAGGGCTCCGTCAAGAGGGAATCCAGACGGCAACGGACAACCACGTCAAACTTCATCTTGTTGGCTGCTTCGTACTCAAGCAACATGGTCCACGCGTTCCATAACTGGTAATACTGTACGACAGTGCCGCTTGCGTGGAGATATCCCATGCTCCATCCTTCCGTTGTTCGATTGAAGACCTCGGGACGAAGAGCAGGGCGGTTAGAACACTCCAACATCTGCATAAAGGTATTGAACTCGGGTGTTCGAAACGAGGGGATAATATGCGATCCTCCGTACTGAGCGCCTTGGAAGTGGTTTGCCAGCCGTTGGGGTTCCGACGACTCGCATGCCAAAAAGACCACTGCATTGTTCGGCTCGAGCAGGTTGCGCTTCAGAAGCTTTGCAGTGCGATGGACACATCTTTCTTGCCCCGTGAACAGAACTGCGACGTGCATCCTTAAGTTTCTTCAGGGTACTTAATAATGTCCTCTACGACGCAGTTATCTCCCGCTGGGGGCATGGTTGCCCTTGGAATGATTTGTGCGACACTGATTGTGTTGGCAGGTGCGGGAATCTACCAGATCTCCCGTGCTCCTCCCGAAGCCATTGGACAGGCCCTGGTGATTGGAACTGCAGGACACGCTGCATCGAGCGTGATCGGTGCGGTCAATGCCGCCCCGTCGGAGGGAGGCCGTCGCCGCCACAAGACACCGCGTACGAAGCGCAGCCGTCGGCGTCGCGTTTAAGGTATTTCCGTAGTGGCAAAGATGGTCAAGGCCACCAAGCTGAGGCACACGCCAACCACGCGGAGACCACCAACCTTCTCCCCGAACCAGAAAATCCCGAGGAGTGTAATCAGGACGTCGCTCGTCAGATCCCAGACCAGGTTCATGATGGTCATGCTCTCGCCCGTGATGACCATGGACTGCCAAAACAACAGAGGTTCGAGCGCATACACGAAGACCGCGAACGGAATACCCGTGCGAACAGGAAGCGCACCCCGCGTCACCTGCTTGACCGTTGACATCATCACCACGTCAGTCAATGCCATGCCCACACCAAACACGATCGGGAGAATGGAAGCCGTCATTACCAACCCACGAGAAAAAGGCGGTGCAGTATACAAATGCCCGAAGAAACCGATGCCACCAAGGGAGTCCCGAACAAGGTCATTGTCGACTACTTCTACATCATGTTCTGGATCGTCGGTCTGGCCACAGCCGCCGTCCTGATCCTTGAGTTGTATGGCATCGCCCTGTCCCCGCGGCGCGGCTTTGCAGTGTTCTTGGCGTCCGCACCCACACTGACCCTGACCTTTGTGAACGCCATGTTCCTGTACATTCTGTCCGTGCGCGCACTGAAGTAGCACCCGCAAATCTCATCGCAGTCCTAGGTAATGGAGGATGTACCGAATCCACTGGAGACTTTGCGTGCCCAAGTTTTCGACCTGAAGGAGTGTGCTTCGTCGGATAGAGTCTGTAGGGGTAAATCAACGGAAATCCTTGAGAAACTACAGAAGGCGTTTCCCAAGTCGAAGGATAGGTTCAAAATGGTGAGTGGAAGCGCGCACTCCTATGTGCTCTATACAGGCAGCAATAAGGAACAACTCTTCATCGACCCTACAATTTCCCAGTTTACTCGTGAGCCCGCGAATGTCTTTGTGGGTACGCTCGCAGATCTCAAACCCAAGGTTGGTACTAAGATCGACAACTACTTGGAGTATGACGGACGCGTGCCAATTGGTGGTCGTCGCAAAACTCGTAGGCGGTCCAAGACCTCCACCGCCAAGGCCATCTGCATGAAAAAGAGTACGTATCTCCGCGAGCACCACCATCTGTTCAAAGTGCTCAAGAACCACACGCGCCGTGCACTGAATGCCGAACTGCGCGCCCAGAAACGCGAACTGAAGGAGCGGGGATTGAGGGGTTAGAGGTCATATCCCGTCAAGTGCTTCTTCGCAAAGCACCCCGAAGCCATGTGGCTGTCGCGGCCGCAACGCTTGCAGACGGGCGACGCCAGCGCCAGTTCTTGGAAATCAACATCCTCGTTGTCTCCGCATGGGAAGTTGATCACCAACCCGTTCTCCATGTTTAGAAGTTTCATGTACATTCCACACTGGGTGGCGTGGTC